TCGTGACACTGGCCTCAACCACGGCGTCCACGCCACCCTGCACGCTGAACTGTGTCACGTAACCGTAAAAGGTCCAGGTGGCAGCTGGAGTGGAATCAGTGAAGGTGATCTTAAACTGACGACGGTTGCGGTTGGCCCGATCGGTACGTAAACCTTGGTGAACCGTATCGTCGGGGTTATAGTGAATGCTCAGGGTCAGTTGGCCCTCATCACGAAGGCCAACCCGCTTCTCCTTGGAGGTCGAGGCGAGATTAGTCACATCAATGACCGATGCCTGGCCACCCGGCCCCTGAAACGAGACTACGTTAGGGATGGTTTCAAACGTGGTCATACCAAAGCGGGCAATGGTTATGCCCTGCGCAGTGATGGCAGTACTTGGCATTGAGAGCCTTCCTTGTGAAGAAGCAATTGATTCGCCCTAAAGCGCGTTATCTGTAGTAGCTGTAGTCCACAGAAATCCGATAAACACCGGCCTGCGGGTCGAATTCGGTCAGGCCCGTACGCACATCGGCCAAAGAATTTAAATCAGTCAATAAGGCAGAAAAAACCTGTTCCTGTAATTGCTCGCACGCGAGCAGCGTGCGGGCATATGCGTCCACCTGAACCCTGGAGCGCCTGAGCGGGCTGGGGCCGTCCAGAGCCATGACCCGCTCCTCGTCAATGGGCGTAACGACCAACGTAGGGTATTGAGCGTTCTGGGGGGCAATGACCGCATACACCTGACCACCCGCCAAATGCTTGATTGCGTCATAAATATTCTGCATCGTCAGCGCCCATTGAAAGCGTTTGCCTCGATCTCAATCAGCTGAAGCAAGCGTTCCTTGATGGCGTCGACCGCCTCTCGTCTTCGGAACTCGAGAGCTGGTCGAAGGAAGGGTCTTGCACGCATTTTTCGAGTACCGAACTCAACAAACCGCCAGTACCAGGCGTCTTGAGAAAGATTGCCGCGTCTGCCCTGGTTACGGTATTTCCTGCCTTGGCGAACCAAGACATAAAAGGTCTGGCGACCGCTCCCAGAGAGCTCACGGATGTGCTTCATCATCACCGAGCGCTTGAGTGTTCCAGGCGGGGGTTGCTTGGGTCCAAGGGACTGAGCCGCCTTTGGTGCGCGGCTTCGTGCCTCATCACGTATGACCTTTGCACCTGCATAGACGGAGGCTCTCAGTCCCCTGTTAGCGATGCGTTGAGGCAATTCGCGAAGCGCACGATCGAGTTGCGCCAGACCCTCAATGCTTACGATGTCTGCCCTAGCCATCTCTTAGTCCTTCGCTCGCGAGCAAGATAATGGCGACATTGGCCTCATCGTCGTTTCGTGCTGAATAAATCGAAAAAACACGCTCCCGAAAAAGCACACGCATCCGTGTAACGGACTGTGGATCATTGAGATCGGGTCGGTATCGAATAGTAATTTGATGCGTCAGCTCCGATGCCACACGATCTGCAATACGAGCCTCTCGACCCGAAAGCGGCTTGATATCGGCCCAGACCTTAGCGAAATCCGCCCAGGTTTCAGTAGGTGCGCCCAGAGCATCCTTAGTCAAGACGGGCTGCTGGATACATACACGGTGTTTGAGGTTTCCGGCGCTAAGCGAGGACATACAGTGCAGTTCCATGAACCATTCGAAGAAAACCTTCTTCAAGTCTGTCTTTGATAGCCTTTACTCTGGGTATGGCCTGCCCGCATAAACAGAAATTTTCAGCTGCCGTATTTAAACTTAACTCATCATTAACTTGCGAAAGGTTTTGTGTCAGTTAAAACAATCGGTATTGCTATATCGATATCATTAATATAACATTAAACCGTGTTTACCGCCGCATTGGTATTCGACTTTAGATTGCCCCATTTCCGTGACCTAATTACAACTCGTCTCAAATCACTTCATGCGAAGTTTTTGACATTCAGGGATATGCCAGTGATTAAGCTCGCTACTAGGAGACTGCGTTCTTAGTCATGCAAAACTATCTGAAGCCGTTCAGCCCTTTCCAATCAGGCGACCAGATCAAACTCTGATGCAAGAACACTATGAATGTCCTCATCGACTTTTGACACACAATTGAAAAACGAGGTTACGCTGGCCTTCGGTCAATTAAGCATCATAAACTTCTGTTGCTAATAAATACTTAGTCGGTAAGGGTCTAAGAGCCGATCCATCATGGGAAGGCGCGACAGGGCCTTTGATGAATACTCCTCGCGGTTTTCATACATGGCACCAATTCTAAGAAGCATCCACACACGCAGTGCCGCAGGCGTTGCCCACCGACCCCCGTAGCCTGCCACATAGCGAACACAAACTGCCTGACCACTTGCATCAACCTCGGGCCAACCCTCGGGGCCCGGGTAGATACGATCCACCCCTGTTACGTGATCACGGACATATGCATCAGGGGCGAGCGTCTGCCACTCACCGTTGTGATCTCGATAGCGAATGGATTCAACGGCCTGAATCGGTCCGATGGGAAGCGTCAACCCAAGCCCCTGGCGCTGTGTGCGCGAAGCGGTGCGCGAAAGCGTTAACACCTCCCCATCAAGCCCAGAGGACTCAAGCACAAGCCCAGGAAACCGATCAAAGACGGTCTCCCAGGTTTGTGTGATCAAAACCCTTGAGGTGTTGTGCTCACAAATCTCGCGCACCGCTTCAATGTAGACCTGCAGCAGTGCATCTTCAGCACTTGACTCGATGCGAAGGTGCTCCTTCACCTCGTCAAGGGACAAAGGCTCTGTGGTCGGCGGTACAACGCACCGCGACGATGTAGGGTTCATGATCTTCTCGCTCCCGATGGCGCCCTCTTCATGGGGCGCGCTTTTTCTAACTCAAACTTAACAACTTAATCAATGCAGATGAGTGCTCAGGCTGCAAACTTCAAGACTTTGATCGCCTCAGAATTAATCAACGCACCGCCCAACCGCTTGACGGTATAAAAACCAACATAGGGTTTGTTGCTGAAGGGGTCCCGGATGACGCGTGTTCCAATTCGATCAACGATCAAATAACCACGACGAAAATCACCAAAGGCAATCGAAAGACTGTTAGCAGCTTTGGCCGGCATATCTTCCGCTTCCAGGATGGGGTAATTCATCAAGGTCTGCGGCACACCGGGTGCACTGATGGGATTGAAGATATAACGACCTGAGGTGTCTTTAAAGGATGCCACTTCGAAAAGTAAGGCTTTACTCATGACAAAGCGCGCATTAGCGCGATAGGCCGCTTTCATTTTGCCAACCAATGCGATCAACACATCAGCAGGGTTCGTCGCAGGAAAGCCACCTGCCACACCGGTGACCACATGCTGAAGCACCCCAAAATTGCGGGTGGCATCATCGGTGGTAGCCGTGGTTCCCGCAAGAAAGCCTGAGGGTTTGTTCACACCATCGCCCACAATGAACGCTGCGCCCTCTGCGCGTGCAAACTCAATGGCAACCTCTTCGGCAAGCCACTGTTCTGCATCAAAGAACACATCATCGAGCATTTGCTGGGTGGCCTGCGGGTTAGCGTAAAGCTCACCCATCGGTGGTTTGATATCGGCAAGGCCCGAAGTGCTCGTTGCAGGTCTTGCTGCCACCTCGCCAACCCAGCCAGAACCGGTGCCTCGGACATTTACGAGCTTATGAAAATCAGGTGTTACAACCTCTTGCACACTGGCAATCGATCGGATCGGAGAAAGATTGATTGCCAGCGCTTCGATACTTCGGTCAATCACCTTGGGGATTGCATAGCCCCCGTCAGCACCACCCCCGGTTGATGCAGCATAGGCCTTGGATTCAAGCTCACGCAGACCCAACTCTGAGCCCTTTCGCAGGTACTGACCAAAGGCCTCCTTGTGATGTTGGGCTAATTGCTCGGCATCGCTCAGGTACGCTGCCGCGGGTCGATTCATCCTGGCCTCAAGCGCATCGATACTTGCCTTGACGCCAAGCATCTCATCATAAGCCTGATGCATCGCGGCAAGCTTATCGCCCAAGCCGGCTTCACCTTGCTCTAGTTTTTGAAGCCTTTGATCATTGAGACCCTTAAATGCTTCAAAGGCCCGGTTAGCCGTTTCAATGGCTTCATGAATCTGCGATAAATCACTCATCGAATCATTCCTTGTGGTAGAAAATATAGAACGTCATGTCATGCAATGACTAGTGGGATTGCAAGAGCGAAAGTCTTGCCTTGAGCGCAAGTGCAATCGGTGTCCAGTCGAGCGTTTTGGTGTCACTGGCTGGCTTATCGGAGGAAGATTCCTCGTTGCTCGGCGCGATCTGATCGGGTGCGTGCGTGGTAGTCCCAGCCTGCTCAAAACCCTCCCTTGCCATAAGCCTGTCCTGACTATGCGCCTGCCTCGGATCGTCATGATCATGGGAACACCCTTGGGTCCTCGCAGGCGTTTGCTCAAGTTTTGGCCCTTGTTGAGGCGGGCTGGCATCGACCTCACGCCGAGCCAGCCCAAAGATGCGCGCCACAAACCCCTTGGCTTGGGTGCGCGAAAGCCCCAGGTGCTCGCGCAAGTAGCGCTCGGCACCGGCTAAATCACCGATCGCATGCATCGATTTCACCGCATGCACGCGCGCATAGTTATTCATGGGAAAGGTCACAAGCGACACCTCCCAAAGATCACCCTTGCGGATGGT